CCTTCGTTAACGTGAGCAGCTTGTTCAGTACCACAATAGTAATAGAGTGTTGGTGTAGTCTCAGTAATCTTAATCGTTAGATCAGATCCTGTTCTTGTTACACCTGTAGTATATTCAGCACCATAGATGTTAAGAATAACACCACCAGCAGTTGTTGGATTCTCACTAAGAGTTATTTGTGTACTACTATCAACAGAAGCAATAACAGTTGTGGAAGGAATAATACCATCACCACTAACTTTAGTGACAATCATACCCGCCAACATTCCAGTTGTGGAAGCAAGAGTTACTTGCTTAGTAGTAGTTGCTAAAGTTGCAGATACATCCTCAAATCTACTAGGACCCCACTGACCATCTCTAAACTGTGATAGAGAGAATATGTGACCACCTAAAGTTCCTGAACTTAAATCAAACTTATAACTGTTACCAGCAAAGAGTGTTCCACCAGGTGTATATTGAACACCATTACCATCTCCTTTATCAATGTAGAAACGATATTCATCAGCAACCGCTGAAATCTTATCCCCTGTAGTTGGGTTACCAACATCTTTAACCAAATAATCATTAGCAGAAATTGATAATTTATCAACAACTATCTTCTGTATGAATCCACCACTAGCACTAATTTTTCTAATAACAACAGCAGTTTGAGCACTACCCACACTACTAACTGTTAACACAATATTATCAGCAGGAGTTGCACCACCAACTAGAGCACCAGCAATAGTTATAGTATCATTTGCTGCGTAGAAACTACCAGGAGAATCTGTGGTTATTACAGCAGATAGTACTGCTCCAGAATTATCACGACTAACATCGAAGGTAGCGTCAACACCATTATTGTTACTCGTAGATGCAACACCAGTATAGCTTGCATCATTCGCTGCACCTATTGTTGTAGATGTTGTGATTGTTGCAGCAACAACTGAACCACCAGCATCTCTAACACTATCTCCTACAGCATATGCTGAATCTGCAAGATTACCAGCATTAGGTGTTAGTACAGAAACTTCTCCATTAGTTACAGTATAAGTTTCTGGTTGAACAAGTTCAAATGCAGAAACCTGTAACACGTCTCCTACAGTATATCCATTACCCCCATCAGCAACACTAACATCACTGATAACACCTAATTTATCAATGGTATATGCAAATCCACTACCAGCACCAAACTCAGGTTCAAAGTTAACAACTATTGCACCTGGTGTAGATGGTGTAATTGATAGTGTTAATTCCGTAGCACTATTAATAGCTGATATAGTAGTTCCAGTAATTAGTACACCTGTACCACTTACTTTATTAACGACCATACCAGATACAAGTCCAGTTGTAGAAGGAACAGTCAGTCGTGATGGGTTTTGGTTTGTAACTTTAATATCAGCAGCACCTGGAGTTGGTGGAGCAATACTTAAGGTAAATTGAGTTGCACTGTCAACAGATTGAATAACAGTACCTGCTGCTACTTGACCTGGATTATTAATATTTGGAATAATGTCAACAGTATCACCAACCATAACCCCTGTTGTACTAGCAACAGTAATCTGCGGGTTGCCTGGTTCAACTGTTTGAACAGAAATAGTTAAGTCGTTATTTGGAGTAACACCACCTACTGAAGTACCTAGAATAACAAGTTGATCTGATGGTAAATATCCTGTACCAATATTAGTAACTGTTACATTATCATATGATGCATTACCTCCAGCATATAAAACCTCAACAGTAACAACAGCACCACTACCAGCACCACCAGTAGGACTTAGGTTTGTATATGTTTGGGATGATGATCCTGCTGCAATACCACTCCACGTAAGAGTCTGTATACCAGCGTTAGAGACGAAGTTAACACCCGTAAAGTCTAATTCACCTCTAGCGATAGTAGATACGTTTGTAACCGCTGCTGGAAGCGTTAGAACGTCTCCTCCAGTGTATCCGCTACCGTAGTTGGGAATATTATCAAGAGATTGGACAGCACCCATTGTTGCGCCACCCAATGTGTATACAAATCCAGAACCTGTTACACCAGCACCAACAGCAGACGAAGCCATCAAATCTGTAGCTGCTACACCACAAGCATCACCAGAAGTATAACTTTCTCCTGACTGACTGATATTAACTTCACTAACTTTACCTGGAACCTTTGAAATAGTATATCCAAATCCAGAACCTGTTGTTGCATCAGTTAATGTAACTCCTGCTCCCATATTAGCATGGAGAGAACAACTCACGTAAAGATTGTCTGTTACAGGAGCAGCAGGAACTACCCAAGTTATTTGTCTAGTAGTAGCAGATTGATAATTAGCAAGCCAATCTGTTGTATTCACATTAGAACCATCTAATGTGTATGTAATTCCGTCTGTGCTAATACTAGCAGTATCGTCCTGTGTTGTAGAGAAAAACATTGGATGACCAGCAACAGTGCTGTCATTCAAATTGAAGATGTATGTTTTTCCTTTTAATAAATTAAAGTTATCAACTTGAGATCCATCAAGATAATATTTACCACTAGCAGCTTTAAGTACAAATGTCTGTGTACCAGCAACAGCAATTGTTGCGCCTATTACATCATTTACTGCAAATCCTGTACCAGATACCCATACACTTGCTCCAACTCCTCCAGAGAAATCCTGAATAGAACCATTTGATACAACTAAATCAACAAGACCATTGGATCCAGTACCACCTGTTACAGAAATACTTCTCCAAGTACCATTTGGATAGTTTGAACCAGCAGTTAATACACCATCAATAGCATCAACTACAAATGTTCCTTGTAAGTTTGTACCAGAACCACCTGTAATAGCAATGTTACTGTAAGTACCTGGCGTATAGTTATCACCACCATTTGTTATAGAACCAGATATTTCAGGAACAGTGAAATCAAATAATGCTCCAGTACCAGTTCCACCAATTAATGCAATGTTCTGATAAACACCAGGATCATATCCAGATCCTTGATTGGTTACTGCTCCATTAAATCCATCAACTTCAATACCCAATAAAGCACCGTCACCAGTACCACCTAAAGCAGGGACACTAGCATACGTACCACCATCATAGTTTTCACCAGCCGTAAGAATAGAAACATACTGACTATCAAGACTATTCTTCTCAATAACAAAATCTCGATAATACTTTGTAGAAGTAGCAGATAGATCTGATATCTTCTTACTGGCATGTGCAAATCCAATCACTCCAGCAGAAGGTCTATAGATACCCAACTGAGTATCATTAGTAAACGCTAGAGAAGGAGCTGCTACAGTTCCATCACCTAATCTTAACAATCCTGTTGAGAGGTTAGACCCTCCTGAAGTAACAGAAAACAGTTGAGAACTAAGTGTGTTAATCTTGACCCTTTGAGATTCAAAGGTGTCGGTTCTCGCTACATTAATTGCTGGCATTTGATACTAACTCTCGCAACAGGGATTTAATCTCAAGAATTTCTTCTTTCAACATATTTATGTCTTCCAATGCGGAACCTAAGTTCCGCGTCTTACGTCTAGCTTCTATAGCAGAAACGTCATGATTTAAGATGGCCCCTGTGTTTTGGTCTCTTACAAGACCGTCATGACCTTTCACCTTGAGATAATCCATGTGCGGAGTTTAGAACGATGCTACTGCTCTGATATCCTGAACTTTAGGAACATATGCTGGATCTACTGATTTCATAACAATTTTAACAGCGAATGATGCAAATTCAGAAATATCTGAAACGCTATAACTTAGTTCTTGGTAGGAAGATTGTTTCTCTACAACACCAGAGATAGTATTCTCACTTGTTGCAACTTCTACATTGTCTGGTACACCTGTACTATTAAAGTATACCCAGTCAATATCCTCAAAGTTTTCTTGACTTCCTGCCTTCTTAGTTCTGTAAAGAACTTGAACATTTGAAATGTCCTTAACATTAACTGTCAATTTAACATTAACAGATGATGCTGGATTGCTAATACCAATTTCCTTAGTTACATACTTAGCAATAGAAGATCCATTCTTAGATACATTCTCTGGAATGAATTCTAAACCATTGGTATAACTTACTTTTCCAACTTCTAGATAATATGCTTCATCATCTACCTGACCAGGATACTTAATTAAATCTCCTACCCTGAATATATCTGGTGTTTGACTAGCAATAGTTGCATTTCTATTATAGTCAGCACTATCTACTATCCTAGAAGTAAAGTTATCATTAATTGGTTGAGTGTCAGTTCTTACTGTCAACTCTTGTGTAACAGAATCCCACTGCTGACTTGTACCGATAATACCGTAACTTGGACTATCATAAAGTTCAGTGATAACACTAGGATTACGTGCAACTATAGTTGCTGCATCAGCAATAGAAGTAATAATCTGAGATGGATATGTGTCAACTGTTACAGTAGATCCATCTGTTAGTGAACTTTGAATACTTAAACGAATTCTTTCACCTTTCTGGAAGAACTGACTAGTCTTAACTCTGACATAAATCTCACTTCCATTAACTCTAGCAATAGTACCAGATGCTTTAGAAGTATCACCTGTAACTGTCTGATTACTTGTAACAGCAGTTCCACCATTTCCAGCAACAGTGAATTTATATACTGGATATAATTCTAGAATCTGATCCTTTCTACCAAATCTATCTTCCTTACCACTTCCACTTTCAATTCTGTTAGAAATTGTCTTAACAGATGCACTATCAAGATCAACAACTGGACTCAAATGAGACACAGTAGACGAAAGAAGTAACTTATAAGTCAAAGATTCTGAAAGTGAATTCATAGTTTCATTAATATCAGAAGCAATAAACTTCTGATTAGTGAAATAATGTGGTTCATTTAAGAATGTCTTCTCATAATCACTAGTTCTGTTATAAGAAGTATAGTTATTTGTAGTAGAATCTACAGAAACTACATTTGTAGTCTTAACAGATGTTTCAATCTTAGTACCACCTGTAGTTAAATACTGAACTTGTGGGTAAAGAACTTCATATTTTCTGTTATGTGATGCATAAACACCAGTACCACCACCAACAGCATTTCCAGATGCTTGTGATGCTGATGTAATAGTGTAAGTATCAACACCACCGTTATCTACTTGGAATAGATTAGTGTTGAAGTTATCAGCAGTAATACCTGCTGTCTCAGTTGCAGATCTATAGAATACATAGGATTTTCCTGTATCTTCAAAACCATTGTCTCTATGATCTACTCTAATAATCTTATTGTTATTCTGGAATAACTTAGCAGTTGCTGCTGTTGAAGCACTAGCGTTAGTATTAAATGGATTTGTACCAAGTAATTCATATCCTAAGTTATCATTCTTAAGTAGAAGTTCTGCTGGTCTAGTAATATTAAACTCAGCACGATATAATTTAAACTTAAGATCTTCAAATATATCCTCAGTCCAGTTATCTACGTTCTGAGATTTGTAAACTGAACCTAATGATGGTTGAGAAGTAATAACTGTACTTGTGGAAACATCAGTTTCTCCTAAACGAGATGCCCAAAGTTCGTAATCAATCGAATCTGTTTCAACTGCGAAAGCATATTCAGTGTCATTCTGAAGGTATACTGGATAATCAAACTCGAAGTATGTTGGTGTGGTTGAATTAGTAACACCAGTTTGATCTGTTGCTACACCCATCCTTACAGCAGGAGTATCTATTTCAATAGAAGTTGATATCTCACATCCACCTGCACCATTACCAATACCCTTAACAACAACTGATGGAGCTTCGGTATATCCAAAACCAGCAAGAAGGATTTCAGTATTATAAACTTTACCACCAGATACAGATATGCTTGCAGTAGCAACTGATCCACCTGCTAATTGAGGACTTTCGATAGTTAAAATAGCACTATCATAATTCTGACCAACCTTAGTTACCTTAATATCAGATAACTTACCACTATCTTTAGCAATAGTTAATTTTAACTGAGTATTATTAGTATTATTTGCTAATGTAACTGAAGGAATAGATAAATCTTCATTCTGTTTGAATGCTTTACCATTATGGTTACTAAGAACAAGTGTATATACCTGCTCATTAGTTAATGTGTATACACCAGATGCAGTTGCAACTAGATCAACACCATTCTTATCAATAACTTTCTGAATTGGACCACTAGCAGAAGAAGATAAACCAGTTACATTTTCTGCCTTAGTTATACTTACATTACCGTTAGTATATACCTTAAGGAATGTACTAGGTGCAAGAACTTTCTCTGTTCCGGGAACGACATTCTTACCAGGCTTATTGCTATCTACATTAGTAACATAAACCTTAACAGGAATATCATCACTCTTCTTACTGAAGTATAGATCAGCACCTGTCAAGAATACACCGCCATCAAAGTTTTCAACCTTAAATGTCTGAGCAAGAGGGTTAGGTCTTACTGGGTTATCTGTATTGTTATCAATTATTTGTACACCTTCATTCGCTTTGAAGTAAGATGGTTTTGTGGAAACAATACTTGCTGGATTTTCTGGGAGAATACCAGTTGCATAGTACTTAACTTCTGCATATGTATCTACTGTTGCCTTATCAGCATCAGTAGCACTAGATGTAAACCTGAATGTCTTGATACCAGTTGTTACACGAATTTCTTCAGCAGCAGTATCATAATCAACAGTATCAACATCTCCACCCCAAGTAGCATTTTCTCTTGGAGGAGCACCAGCAGGAAGTAGAACTATTCCACTAGCATTACCATTATTATCTGTAATTACATCTCCATTAAATGCAGATGGTGAGTTACCAGCAGTACCAGTAAATCTAAGGTCAGGGTTAACCCAACGATTAACATTTCTACCTTCTAAGAATACAGATATCTTAGTATTTGGTTTTAATCTCTTAACAACAAACTTAATTGCCTGACTTCTAGCAAAGAACTGAAGTGCAGTTGAAACAATCTTTCCATCTACAGTCTTAGTCTGAATACCTTTACCAACCTCATTATTCTGAGGACTTACATTAGAAGAACTCGCAACAGATGCTGTACCAACAGAAGCAGCTGCTTGTTGTGTAACAACTTCACCCAATGAATTGATAGCAGTAAATGATGGTGAAGTTCCAACCCAGTTAACTACGAATGAGTTATAAAGACTGGAGAAACTCTCACTAACAAGATCCTTAGCAAGGAATATGCTAAAGAGATTGGTATTAGTATCAACAACTAATGGTTCTACTGACTGATCATACCATTGATCAATATTTGGAGAAATTTCACCATCTCCAACATACTGTAGAACTACAAATGGGTTAGGATTTAATGTCTTAGATGCAAAATCATTTCCAAGTAAAGATAGATTTGAATATGGAAGTGTGACAATATTACCAGACTTCTTATATCCTGAAACAGATCTCTGATCCTCTCTACCGTTAACCTCTGTCAACGCAACAGAATCTTCTTTGGACTGTGGACGTAGAACAGATTGCTGACTATCGACACCACATTGATAATCAAGTGATTTTAGATTACCTAATCCATGTGTCTCGAAGTTATCTACAAAGAATCCACTCTTAAATCTATCAAGTCCGATATCATCCTTGATCTGCATATTCAATGCTTGCTGTTCAAGAATGCTTAGAGTTGTATAGAACTCTAATCTTTCAATACGTTTCTCCAACTTACCGATATCGCGCATTGTATAACGGCGATTATCAACTGGAGTAATTCTTACATCTTTACTAGACTTAGTATATGCAGGAACATATGCATAGAATAGAGGCACAGCATCTGCAATTGGGTCTGGTTTGGATGGGTTGAGTGATGAATTACCTTGCTTAACAACAAATTCACCCTTCTTATTCAAGTAGATACCATCGATACGATCTAAGTATTGAACTTGACTGAATGAGAATGTATATTCCAGATTGCTATCTGGAGCAGGAGTGCTAGAAACAACAGCACCAGCAGCAGAGAATGCTCCACTTGTATTTGCTAGTGATGATACATCTTGGAAACCAGAAATAATAGCAGTACTATCAACCTTTGGTCTAAAGTCAAATACATTCTTCAATTCGACCATGCCATGAATAACTGAGTCGAAAGTAGGAATCTCATCTTCAGGAAGACCTGCTTCATGTAAGTAACTATCAACTGTACAGAAGTCACCTTGTGATTGCTCAAAGTAATCAAAACCAATTACTAATTGACCAATTGGTGCTTGTGCTCCGGGTTTAATTACTAATCTCGATACGTCGTAAATTGTATCTCTTTGACCGTCGTCGAAGGTAAACCTGTCAGTAACGTCAGTACCAACAACAAGGTTACCAGCAGTATCAACTTCAGGGGGCTGAGAGGAAGTTCCTTCATAGACATATCTTAATTTGTATGCGTCTGAATAAGATGATATTTCAATAACTTCACTATCATAATCAGTTCCTCTGAATGGAATTACACGATCTCCAGCAGAACTTATAATAATTCTCTTATTTTTAATTGCAGTCTTAAGTCTAGGCTTAGCATTACTTACTTCAAGAGTAGCAGTTAATTTCAGTTTGGGGAATGTTCCATAATTATTTGGATCTCCACCAAAGTATTTTGCTGCTAATTGAAGTGTAATACTACCAGAAGTTAAACCACTTGCTGTATCTGTAGCAGATGTGATGGATACACTATCAGCAGGGATATAAACAATATCTCCTTTAGCGATATCAGGAGCACCACCTGGATCTAATACAGTAATAATATAATTTTCTTCGCTGAATTCAGTAAATCTCTGTGTACCATATGGCAACTGAGCAGCAAACGTTATTAAACCACCACCAGTAGATGTAGTAGCAACAAAATCTCTACGGAAATAGTACTTGATCTTACTATCATCATTTCCAGCAAAGACTTTCTGTACTTGCTTACTACCAGTAGGATAGATTAAAGTACCAGCAGCACTGTTACCTACCTTTGGACGCAACCTAACAATATTAGTGTTTGATACATCAGCAGGTAAAGCAATATCCAAATAGACTCTACTCTTAGCAGCTCCTTTTGGTTCAGTAGCATATTGAACTATAGCACGAACTAAAGCATTGTTACTATCAGAGAATTGAACTATATCTCCCTGTTGCAATTCCTTAGAAGCATCTGCACTGAAACTAGTAGATTCGATGAAGTTAGTACCATTAGCACCAAAGAAAGTAAACTCTGTTACATCTTTAATTTCTGAGAAAGATCTATCATCAACTACAACATCAGCAGTAAACTTGTTTGCTCCACCTGATCCATATTGACCACCAATAGATTTAATGTTCTGTGGTGTGTATGTTGTTACAGCATTCCTTACTAGGACAGGTGTAACAGCAGCAGAATCTCCAGGATTAGATCCAGGACCATTCTTAACTGTTACTGCTGGAGGCTGAGCATAAGTAGTAGTTAATCCATTTCTATTAATGATGTCACATGCATAGATGGATCCATCATTCTTTCTCGATATAGTAATGATAGAGTTATCATAATCAACTCCATTAATTGTCAATTCCGAATCATCATTATATCCTAAACCTCTCTTCTGAACGACAAAATGAGAGATTGTATTATCCTTAGCAATCTTTATTGTGTTTCCTGCTTCATCTCTAATAGATTCACCAGATTGGAACTTACCAGATAATGTTTTGATGAAGAGTATCTTAGCAGTTGAATAGACACCATTAGAAGCACCTTCAATGACCCCATAAGCATCACTAGTCAGTCCGAATACATATTTGCCTGTTACGAACGTACCGCCCGTTACAGGTTTCTGTAGGGTGATCTTAGTGAAGAACTGAGGATCAAAATAAGAGAATCCGAATATAGTGTTGTATGCTGCACTACCTTGAGATAAACGACCTTTAGAAAGAACAATATCAGAATCAGAATTGAATCCTAATCCCCTTTCCTGTAGTACAAAGTTACTAGGTTTAGCAGTTCCTATAACTGGTGTAATAACTTCGCTATAATCTACGATATATCCAAGAGCATTATCGTTTCCGACATCATTCTGAGCATCAGATTCAGTAAGGAATATCTTTCTTCTGAAATCTGAATCTCCTAAATCCTGTTCACGTAGTAATGACTCAAGTATGTCCTTATTAGCAGTAACTGTTAATTCTAGATAGAATACTGCATCACTAGGAGTAATGAGTGGTTTATTAACCTTAGCATATGCCAAAGAAGATAACGGAGTAACTGATGTAGGTGCATCACTACCATCTCTTGTCTTAATAATATAAAGACTTCCTAAGAGAGTAGTAAAGTTTCCATCAGTAATAGTAGCAAGAGTATTAGTAGTATTAGTTACTTGAATAGTAATAGTCTTAACAGCAGAATTAGAATCTAATATAGATCCTCTCTTATTAAGAGTCTGTCTATGATCAGTTGATAATTCAGTTCCATTTAATCCAATAGAACCATCATTAAATGTACTGTATAAAAATACTGTAGGATATGAAGTTAAGTCAGAACCTTCTTGATTAAGAGGTATACTTCCATAAACATTGTTAACACTTAAGGTTGGTAATCCTTTAGTCTTTAATGTTACATTGTCGCTTAATACGCTTTCTTTTGCTTTATCAATTGTGAGATATTTCGTCTCTTTATTAACAATTTCGTATCCCTTAATATATGCTTTACCTGGTCCAATACTAGCGACCATCTTCTTAGATGCGTCTCCAGCAGAGAATCCATTATAAAGACCAAATTCATCTACAGCATATAAACCTTGATTACCATCTTTCTGTGCATACTCTCTAACATCAGTAGCAAAACTATCTACAACATAATCTCCACTCTCGTCAAATGTTCTACGAGCAAGAGTTTGTTCTAGTAAATTGTAATCTGTTGGTGATACTTTCTTTTGTATAACTCCTCTAGAAACTCTAAGGAGTTCAATAAAATTCTTATCAGTAATTGCATCAAGTGCAAACTCTTTTAATACAAGACCAATCTTTAATCTATGAGCACCAGGTGCAGTAGAGTTAGAAGATCCAATCGAATTGTCATACAGAGATGAATCTTCCTCTGGAGTTACAACATCTTCGACAATTGTAAATCCAACCTTAGCAGATGGTTTGTCATAATATTCGTCAATAACAAGAAGACCAGAGTCATTGCGAACAAAATAACCATTAACAAAATAGATACCTTCTTCTACCTTAACAGCAGAACCGTATCCCATTGCAGGACTTTCGAGAGAAGTAACTTCAGCAGTATCAGGGTTGGTTACCTGTATACTAGTTGGAAGTACACTACCATCTGTACCTACGACAAGCAGAGGAGTATTAACACCATCAACCACTTCTAGTGTCTCACCTTGTCTAAAAGTAGACTCAGTATTGGAATTACCACTATTAAGGTAATTAACAAAGACAGTATCTGCGGATGATTCAGTTGCTAGTTTTGTTGCTAATATAGTTCCTACTACACCAGAGGTAATACCTCTTAATTGCTGTCCGACTAATAAGGTGATGTCATACTTCTTGTAGACAATCTCTCCACCTTCGTTAATGGCTACTTCTGAAACAGAAGATAGTTTAACGTAGTCTAATTTCGTGTTTAATCCAACCTCACCAGGTATGACAAGTTCACCTTGCTTGAAGGCATACTTACCAAAAGATTCAATCTGATTCTGAAGAATAGATTGAACCTGAGTTAATTCTCTACCCTGTATTGAGTAACCAGGACGAAATAGAATTTTATAAAAATTCTTATTTACGTCAAAGTCCTCGTAATAAGGGCTTACATTAAGGTTTGTCTTCTGTGGCATTTTACTATCGCCAATACTAGCAGCTTATCTTTAGTATTTAGCGTAGTAGAATGAACTTAGAACTCAATAACTAGTTTGATATCTTCGATCTGATCAGGAGCACGAGTGATAAGACGGCGGTTTTCGATGTAAATTACATCACCTGAATTATTCTCGATCTCTGGATTAGCAAGACCTGAAGCAAATGTAGATCCTAATAGTGAATTGGAGTAAGAAGTATCTACTGTACCAGAAGCGGCAGAAAGACCACCACCAACGGCGTTAGAACCATTACTCTCAAATGCTCTTACAACACCACTATCGGCATGTTTGTCATTTACTTGGATATACTTAAGAACTCCAGTAGTTGTTTGACCTTGATCTAATGTCCAAGAAACTACAGTACCTTTAGCAGTACCACCTGTTACTGTTTGTGTGATAACTTCATCAGGAATGAAGTCAGCAGTTGCTCCAGTAATCTTAAGTGCTTTCAGTCCACTCAATGTATCAGCAGTGGAGAAAGTTGTTGTTCCATAATTGAATGGGTCTTTGATAATTCCAATACGACGGAAGTCGTTATCTACAGGGAAGTCTCCAGAACCCTCAGCATAAGTTAGACGAATGTTCGTCATAACACGCTTACCATTTAATTCTGTCTCGAAGTCTGATCCATGTCCACCTTGTGTGGGAAGAATAACTTCAATAGCACCAACAGCAGAAGCACCAGTTGCTACAGCGTTAGAAAGTCCAGCATTACTGAATAGGTTACCATTACCTAGTAAAACATTAGCGTAGGTATAACCTGTTCCACGTGCTTCGATTTCAGCAGATGTGATAGTTCCAGAACCGTCTGTGGCGAATTTAACCTTACCACCTGTTCCGTCACCTTTAATACCTGTGTATAGAGTCTGTGAAGCAGGAAGACCTGATCCAGCATTCTCAATAAGTGCAACATCAACAGCACCAGCGACTGCTAAAGCCTCAGTTGCTTGACGAGTTGCGTTTGTAGTAAGAACTATAGGTAGGAAATCAGAAGAAAGGAATTTTAGAACATCATCTGTTGGGACGGTGTACATATACTTCCAAACATATTTCGCACCAGTAGTCTCAGTATAAAGACCTGTTCCAGATGCATAGTTAGCACCTGTTGTTAATGGTTCCTCAGTAGCGTTCTGTCCAGTAGCGTTACCAGGTCCCTCTCCATTATAGAGACACTTAAATATCTCGTATGAGGAGTTCATAACATAGAATTTTGCGGTAGAGATGCCATCCTGTCCTGTGGCAGTCTGCTTACCAATTTGACCACCGCCACCAGGAGTAGCAGAATAGTCGGGCTTCCACATGTCAAACTTAGGGTTGGCTACCAAGTCCCAGTTGTAACGACGAATAACTGTACGTGCATAAGCACCAGTCACACGTTTTGCGGCAATTATCTCATCATATAGATTAACTTTCTCTGTTGCGTTATCCAAAGGAAGAGGTGGCACATCCTCAGTAGCATAACGGTATACACCAGACTTTGCTTCAGCACCAGTGTCAGATCCACCTGATCCACCAGTTCTACCTTTTAGAGTAGATCCTAGAGTAGGAACAGAGTTAACACCAGAACTTCCAAAAACGTCGGTAAGAAGTAATGCGTTATCGTAAACCGCAGCAATCGTTGCTCTAAAAGCAGTTGATCCGTAAGTGCCTACGTATACTTCTTGTCCTACTACAAATGCAGTAGCGTTCTGAGAGTGGATTTCTAGATTTGCCTTCCAAGGTTGAGGTCTTCCTACGAAGAAGTACATCCTTGAACGTTCGGCACTAGTATCCGTAGCACCCTCAGTTAACGACTCTAAGAATTGAGTCGCATTAAAAATTCTAAATTTATCAGAGATAATAGCAGCCATTTATTTTACCGACGTGTTTTGTGCCAAAGTTATTTATATTTATACAGTTTATGTTGGGTGATACGGAACTAACTCGTGTCCAGAAGCAATATTGTTAGGACCAGAGGTGAGCGTACACCCTTCAAATGTTGTAGCAGTTTTGCTGGTGTACTGTATAACTGTACCACCAGACGTAAATATGTAGCCAGTATCTGGCCAATAAGTTGTATCTTGTACTACGATATTACCACCTATTGTACCTGCGGAACTAGTGATGGCCACAGGGTTTTGGGTAGATGGTCTACCTAGATTGAAGTAGTCTCCACTGAGAGTATAATTAGAATGAGTTCTATCGGTGAAATCTTTAATTGCCATCGAAGCAAAGATTCTATCAAGTTCTCCAATGGTCATTCCAGAAACATTGGACGCGCCAACGTCATGTCCTGTCTGATCCCACATACCAATAGTAGACCCAATATTACCAATAATATAATCTCCGCGATACTCTACCTCTCTACCAAATACCTCGTTTACAATTGTAATTATAGTTCCATCTCTCTTAGTAACAGTATATGGTTCAGGAATATCAACGAAATTACCATTTCTCTGTTCAATAGGATCTGGTAAGAATGCAGTTTCCTGATACCTATCAACAATACCAGTCTCAGGTGGCATTACAACAATTTCTCTGGAAGTATCATGAGGACTCTGCTTATCTACTTCAATCTGATGTTGATATATGGATTCTCTAGAAGAACCAGCAGCGGCACTTATTATTGAACAATCAGATACTTCAGACTCGATCTTAACGATACCAGCAGGTATGACAGAAATTATCTCTGGAACTTGACGTAAATATGTGCCAGCAGCATGGAACTTATCTGTAGTTCCATATAGAGCACGATCAACATTTAAGAAACGATCAGATAGCTTCCTCCAATAACGAACACGTTCATCACCTATCAACAGATGACCATTAGATGCAAAACTACTGGTGTCTGGGATGTAGATAATACTATCACCGATATTAGTATCAACGTTAGTATATGCAGCATCCTCAAAGTAATTGATATTACCTAATGCTGTATTATGAATCTCATGAACTAAAGTAGAAACGATACTCTTTCCAACTGTAGTAATTGAAGCAAGAGGTATGATATCCTGAAGTTCTGCACTTACAACAGTTGCTTCCCACTGATTTCTCAGTGCTCCACCTTCACCTTCGATCAGTACAGGTGCTGGTTCAACAAAAACAAGTTTTACAGTAGCAGGTTGTATAGGTCCAGATGGCATATCAAATCCAGACTGTCCTTCTGCAATATTATCAGTATCAATCTGAAGCTCTGCTGTTATCTTCCTAGTAACATCAAGAGGACTATTGAATAAAGTACTTGAGAATGAATCGATACCTTGAACCTGAGTACCAAGAATAGTAATCCTAGATGCAGAAGTAGCACCCTGTCCAATCTGAACTTGAGGAACCATCTCAACATTAATAAGAGATACACCAATATCTCTTTCAGTTAAGATATCAAATCTTCTAGCAACTACAATGATAGGTGCTTTGGTATATCCAGAACCACCATCAAGTAGATCAACACTTATTACTTGACCTTTACTTACAACAACTTCTGCTTTTGCACCACCACCAGTACCATCTTCAGGAATAAATTCCAAGACAGGAGGTGTAAAGTATTGATATGCAGTAGGTTGAGTTAATGGATCATAACTACGACGGTTCCATGTTAAAGCAGTAACTTTACCACTACTAACAGTTGCAACAACACTAAGACCCTCACCTCTAGTGATACCAGCATAACCTTCTACTGATACAGTACTATAAACATCATCTGTTAATTGTTCTCCACCTCTACCATCTTTACTTGTAGTACTTTCAGGTACTTTCTTAATTCTTCTAAATTTGTCTTCACCTTCTACTCTTACAAGATCTCCATTAGACAGAGAAGCAAATGGATTTCTATATGTTTTACCTAATGTTGTACCATACCAAACAGCATTATCACTATTCAATATCTTCCTACCAGTAGAATCCTCTGTGAATGTTAATGTAGTATTGGTAAATTCAGAATCTGCAAATGTAAATGTCTTAGTGTAATCTGTCTTAGTAGCAAAGATCAGATCCAATCCTGCTTCAACAGCAGCATTTTGTGATTTAATACTAAAGGATAAAGTAGATGCAGTCTTATAAGCACTACTTACTTCACCAATAACATTATATGTACCGTTAGATCTTACTTGCCAACAATGTATTCCAGTACCTACCTTCTCACCCATCCAAGAATAAGTAAGGAAGCTATCAACCTGTGCAGAACTTGTATCTAGTACAAATGTACCATAGGCAAAGTAGGTATCAGGAGAGAAATCGTATATGTTTAGAGTTTGACCAGCATCTCTACCATAGAGGTAACGCATGTCAATCTTCATTTCCTTCTTAATAGGAACATTGAAGAAGATATTTGGTCCTGCTATTGTATAACTATATCCCTGTCTCTGTAAGACTCCATCTAAGAAGACATACAAATAATCTTGAAGTTCAACAGTTTGTGAAGTCTTATCTTCTACATCAAGAATTAAGAATGGACCAGATTTTACATCGTCTACTAAATCGTAGTCGATAGTAAGACGTTTATAATTACCAACACCAATTCCTGTTACTTTCTCAACAGCAGTTGCTTCACCTAAACTCTTAGCACCAAGATCTTGATCCCAAATAGGTGCAACGCTAAACTTCAATACATTAGGTACTGTAGTCCTATCAATGAAATATGAATCTTGTGATATAGCAGCACTATATTTTGGTGTCTGAAGAACTGCATTAATAGTTAAGAATAGATCTTCATCTACATCAGTATCTACAGCACTACCATCTTCCCAATACAATTCAAAATCTGTATTCTCTCCGTCAACATAATCTGGGTTTCCTCTAGTAACAGCTCTGTCACTAAGAATATCTTGGAAACTATCATATAAAGAATCAACAGCAGAAACTACATCATCACAATCCTTAGCAATTAATAGAGGATCACTGATGATATTATAATTTGTATATGTTGCAGTAGTAGTCCAATTACCAGTCTTCGGTGAATTTATATCTGTTGCTACTACTAATCCTTCTCCTTCTGTAAGAACTGTTGCAGTAATTGTAGCAAATGTATCAAGTGCAGATGCTACCTCAGCACAGGCAGGTGATAACTTATCAGCTGTAATACTGGTGTCTGGATTAGGATCTATAGTAGAGTTAACCTTTGCTGCTAATGTATTTCTTATAGCAGAAGTCATATACTCAGATGCCTTTGCAAACATCTTAGACATATCACTCTTCCACTCATCCAACAGAGTATTAAACCCTTCTGATGGGTTGCCTGTTATTGTAGTAGGTAAATCTTTAAAGTTTAATCTCTCATATATCTTAACAACCTTCTCATTACCACCTAATTGTAAATGATATATTACAGATTCGACATAATACTGTACATAAGGACGATAAGTTGCTGGATTAGTTTGATAGTCACTAATGTTGGCAGTAATTGCTTGTGTTGCTTCTTCTACGATATGCTGTTTGTTTCTTTCAATCAAATATGCAGCATCATAGAATGTACCGTCATTCCTTCCATTCAAACGGAATATAATCTCAGGAGATCCACCAGGATCTTCTCCTACTGATACAGTATCACCAACAGAGACTGTATATGTGTCGTTGAGAAGAACCTGTCCAACACCACCAAAAGTCTCATCACCACTAGTAGTTCCAGTTAAATTAGTTGGAGTTGTATTACTAGATGCAGTAGAATTACCTAGTATAGCTTTACTAACAGTTATTTTAGTAGGACTATCAATAGAAGTGATCTTAGTATCTGCTTGGAACGCTCTACCAGAGGTAAGATACATTCCAACTACTAAGTTCTCAGTATTTGTAACTGTTACTGATGTAGTATTAGTAGTATATGTTGCATTAGTCTCAACATAATCCCAATTTCTAATAGCAAGTCTTGCTAAGTTAGTAGCATATTTGAATATCTTAAAGGACTCATCTTTATTATCTTTAATATAAGGAGTGGTAGCAAATATAGTTGAATAATCAATAGTCTTAATATTACCACCAAACCTCAAATCATGCTCATAAGAGTCAATGATAAATCCAATATCCTTGATATAGTCATCACTCTTAGTTGCCCAATCTAGTAATGGATAAGTTTCCTTACCATATCCAACTGCTTCAGATGTAATAAACTCTTTATTTCTTGCAAGTTGATTTGCAGCATCTAACCATCTTCCATTACGCTGGAAGATATTTTTAATCTTCTTAAGATACCTTGTATTGTATGCAGCACCTGGAGATTTCCATTCAAATACCTTACCATAGAACTTAACTCCA